TCTGGACCGGATACAGGTACGGGTAGACCATCGGCCCCTCTACTTTCGGTCTGCGGTTCTGACGTTGACGCGGGCCGCTACGGCGGCCTCTCGCCTCTCGGCCGGCAGGAAGTCGCTTTGGGTCTCGACCACCGCGAGGCCCTTCCCTACGAGCTCCTCGGCCATCCTGGCCGAGACTTCGATAACGTCGCCGCGGCGGTAGCTGCGGTACTGGTTGAGGAGCCTGATTTTCATGGCCCTACCTATCTACCTGGCGAGAGCCGGGCCGAGGGGAGTCGGCCCGGCTCTCCAGGAGCGTGGACGCCTAAGCGTTAGACGGTCGCCTTCACCAGAGCCGCACCGAATTCGGGGGCGTGGTTCAAGATGCCGAAACGCTGGATACCGACGAACAGGGTCGCGTTCTTCCGGATGAGCAGCTCGCGGGCCGCCGTGATCTGGAGGCCGGCCGGCTTCATGGCGATGGCCGTCGTGAAGTTAAAATCGCCGTACATGGCGTAGACGTTGGCGGGCATGTTGTACGCCTTCCGAACCGTCGAGCCCCAGAGCTGGGCCGTGGTCGCGTTGACGATGTTCGCGTTCAGCAACGTCGCCGAGACCTTCATGACTTCAGCCCAGCCGCTCGCACCCACAACCCAGCTCGGATTAATGGCGTACGGGTCGATCTTGCCGACAACATCGGCGAAGTTCGCTACCGTCGTATTGGAGGTCTTTGCCACCGTCACGACGTTGGCTCCCGAGCTGTAGCCGGTGATGCCGTCGTAGAGGCCGCCGATCGTCACGCCGCCCGAGGAGTAACCCTGGAGCCATGCCTTGTCGATGCTCTTCGCGTATCCGTAGGCCAGACGCGAGGCGACGAGGCCGGCAACGTCGACCGGGCTGTCTTCGATGAGCGTGTTCGACACGGCTACCGAGGTCCGCCAGTCGAGCACGTTGCACGTTGCGCCGCTGGTGCTGATGTCGGTATCGCTGGAATCGGTGTTCTCCGAAATCGGAGTCGCGGAGATTTCGCCGACCTTCGGGAAGGTAATCCGGTTGCTATTCGTCTCGAAGGTCGAAGCCACCTGGAAGGCTACCGACTGATACTTGAGGATATTGATTACGGCGTTGTAGAGCTGCGTCACGACGTACTCGGAACCCTTCGCGTCGTAGGTGGTTGAGGTCTCACCCATCGATCGTGTCTCGCCCCGCATCAGGCCGCGGAGAGCGACGCCCACTTCGCGGGCCTCATTCCGGGAGCCGAAACCGTGGATGGCGGCCGCTTCGGCACGGTCGACGGTCGGAGCTTCCTTCTGCACCAGGGCGTCGCGGTGTTCGCAGGCGTCGGTAACGGTCGACCGCAGGCTCTTGAGCCGGGCGTCGAGCGAGGCCTCGCGGGCGAGCTCGGGCTCGATCTCGCTGGCTCGCTTCGCGGCATCGTCGATCCGCTCGGCAATCGTTGCCGCTTCGGCATCGTCTTTCGGAGCGACGGCGCGGAGCTCTTCGATCTGGTTGGCAAGTTTGGCGGCTTCGTCCTGGAGCTGGCGGCGCTTGAGCGACATCGGGTATTTCCTTCTGTGGATGGTCGAAACGTCCTATTACTATTTTCCAGAATCCGTTTTCGTGGAAGCGTTGTCGGTCGCTTTTGCGCTTTCATAGTCCGCGGCCGGCTCCGCTTTCAGCGCCGCGTAGGCATACGCGACGGCCGCGGCTGCCCTCGGGGGCTCTGCGTCAATGGCAGCCGGGTCGGCGGAGAGGCTCGTTAGCAGCGCGATTAGATAGGCCCACATCTATCACCAGCCTTTCCCGTGATCGAGTATCCGCTCTCCCTTCTCGTCGTACGCCTGAGCGTGATAGACGAGGCCCTCGGTAGATTGCGGCGCCGGCTCGGCGAACATGGCAACCCATAGACCCATGCGGGCTAGCCGTTGAATCAGCCGCAGGACCGGCCGGTCGGGTTGTGGCTTTACCGGAGAGTATTCGCTTGTGGCCGCGAACCATGTCACCGCGACGGCGAGCAGGATTGCTATAGCGAGCTTCTTTTCGGAGTCTTTCATCGGTCGTCGCTCCACATTGAGTAGGCATACAGCACGGCAACGGCACCGATTACAGAGCCGACAATGCCTGCCGGATGGCCGCCGAATGGAAGGCCGCCGACAACGGATCCGACGATGCCCAGGACGATGGCAGGAACCCATCCCTCCGGGCATTTGCCGGGAATCATCCACTTGGCTAGGCCGCCGACCATAGCCCCAAAGAGTAGGAGTAGAACCAGACTCATTTGTCGCCCTCCATCCAATTTCCGTTATGAAGATCTCTGTATTTGAATCCGCCTACTGATCCGATTGCGAAGCTATCGCCTTGAGAGACGATCGCGGTAGCGTCTGCGCGAGAGATCCAGAAAGAGCCTTCCGGCTGGTCCGGCGGCCACTTCGGCCCGGAGCATGATCGCTCGCCCCAACTGTTGACGATCAGCACGCCGTCCCGGCCGCTCGTCGCAGCGTGTCGCACGGCCACCGCAACCATGCAATGGCTCCAAGAGCCGCCGCGCGGCAGGAAGCCGTCCTTATCGCGGACGTTGGTGGCCGCAAAGCCCACGTTGCTACATACAGGCACGGGGTAGCCCGATTCCAGGCTCGCCACCAGACTCTCGTAGTCAGAGACTTGCGCTACGCTTGTCGCCGTATGCTCGTGGGCGAGCCGCGCGAGCGAGAGCGGTACGCCGCTGTTACCCCACTCGCGCGAAAGCGGGATCGAATACTGCGAGAGGTCTACGTCTCCGTATTTTTCTCGGTAGAGGATGCCGCCGACAGTTGGGTCTTTGCATTTCCCGGCGACCCACCTGGCCGCGGCGGCGCCGTAGCTACCGTCGGAGTAGCCAGCCTGCGAGACCGGTGGCAGGCGGCCCGCGGTCCTAGAACCTCCGTAAATTGGTTCCGTCGCGCACATTTTCGGAGGCGCTGGCAGCTCGCCGGCAACCCATGCCGTGGACTGTCCAATCCATGAGCCCATCGCCCAGCCAAACGAAACGCAGGTTCCGGCGTTGCCCTGGTTCCATACCGCGAAGGGCTTGCCGTACACGGCCCGGCTCGCGCGATCCGCGTATCGGTACAGAAACGTATCGACGCCCTTAGCCTTCGCCACGGCATCGGCGCCGGCCTGGCGGAAGTTTGGCTCCTTCAGCTCTCGCAGGAATCCGGCCGTGCCCTCCGGGTCTGGCGTGTAACCGTAGTTCGTACGGCCCGTCATCACTCGCTCGGCGTGCCAGAGAGCCCGCGTAGCCATCCAAGCCGCGCAGGCCACCAGTACGCCGCCGATGATGGCTCGCCAGGAGAGCGGGTCGTATGGCTCGTTATCGCGCGGCATCGTTGGCGGCCCTCGCTACGTCACGAAACGCGGATACCCATGCCGCCCGTTGCTCAAGCGAAAGAGGCCCGCCAGAGGTGCCGGCCGCCTGGTCGAGGTAGGCTTTCACGGCATCGCGGGCGTGAGGTTGTCGAGCACCAAGCGAGACGCCTCGGAGCCGGGCCTCGCGGGCCGCGACGCGGAGATCCTCGATTGCGGCGCCGGTCTTTATCCGCGGCTCGACCTGCTCGGCGTCGTACTCAAGCGTCGCGGCCAGCTCGTCGCAGAGAGCGCCGAATGTAGCGGCGTCGGCCGAGGCAGTCGGGCCGATGAATTTGCCGCGGAGCGAGAACGTAACCGGAGGTTCCGGCGGCCCCGGCATGGGCTGGGCCTCGGGCCGGTAGTTCTCGACGGCAAAGGCTACAAGTACGCCGGCGAGCATTGCCGCCGAAAGGAAGTATCGCGGAGGAATGTCTTTCGGGATTCCTCCGCGGAACTTTTGCACGTTGGCGACAATCTGCGGCCAAAACCAGACGGCGGCCGCGGCCGCGAGGATTATCGCATAGGTCATTGCTTCGCCATTCGTACGAGGGGAAGAAGACTCTCGACGGTCCCGCCGGCCGCCAGGAGAACAAGGTTTCGCACGGCCGGCCTGATTGCCCACCAGATCGGAAGCATTGGCCGAGGTACGGCAAAATTAGCCGTAGCGTCGAAGAGGTCCGCAACGGCCTGAATACACCAGGCCTTTTTGTCGGCGTTGTCTGCCGGCAACGTGTCGGCCGTCGAGATGACGATCCGCAGGAGCGAAACGGCGAGCTCGGCAAAGT